AAAATTCGGCTCTGATAATGAAGCACAAGGACCTAGGGATATATAATGGATTTAGTAGAATTACTAGATAAACGCGGTATACCGTACAAAAAAACCAATAATCCTTATGAAATCCTGATAACATGTACAAGCGGTCTACATCAAGACAATAATGCTAGCTTGTCTTACAATTTAGAAAAACACATCTTTAACTGTTGGAGTTGTGGCTTTAGAGGTGGTGCAGTAAAGTTTCTTCAATCTATTGGGGAAAGTGCTATCATAGATTTTGAGAGTAAGCAGCCATATCGAATTAAAAAACTAAAAGATAAGCTACAGGCTAAATTAGAGATTAATGCCTTAAAACTACCAGATGATAGAAAAATCTATATGGAAGAATTTAGAGGTATTGATGCAGCTATATATCGCGAATTTAGTGCATTTACTACTAATGAGCTCGACTTAACTGACTATTTGTGTATACCCGTATATCAATATGGTAAGTTAAAATTCATTGAAGGTAGGCTTTTACGGGATTTACCTAATCAACCAAAATACTACAGAAGACCAGCAAAAGCAGTTGTTTCAGATATTCTGTTTCCTCTAGATAAGATTAAGAATACCAATTACGTTATATTAGTAGAAGGTATTTTTGATGCTATTAATATGTGGAAAATCGGGTATAAGAACACTCTTTGCATATTTGGAACCACTAACTTTAGTAAAAAGAAAGTAGATATTCTAGATAATATGGGAGTCACTAGGGTAGATATTATGATGGATTCAGACGGGCCTGGTCAAAAGGCAGCAGAAAAAATAGCTGAGTTATTGGATTCTCGTAATATTTTTTCTAGAATTATAACACTACCTAAAGGAATAGACCCAGGTGAGCTTACTAAAGAGCAAGCAGAAAGATTATTAAAATGACAGAAGTATGTTTTGTGTTTGCGAGCACAATTGAAAAAGACGCCAATAGAACTATTGATAAATACTTAAAAGATGTTGCGTATGATGTTAAGTATTTATCATCACAACCTAAAGAAAAAATTCTAAAAAAAGACGTAGATCTAGACTTATCAGAGTTAAACAACTATAAAATTGTTTGTCCTGTAGGCGCAGACTCTCTAAAGTATGTAGCAGGTATGACTGGTATTCAAAAATACAACGGTGTATTTTTGGAACAAAAGTATTTACCTATTATGCACCCTAACATTGTTATTATCAAGCCACAGCTAGATGATGATATTAAAAAAGCTTTTGGTCAGATTCCTAAACTGCTATCCGGTGTTGCTACAGGTGTAGCGAACGAAAAGGACTACTGCTTTATCGAAACAGAGGAACAATTTCAAAAGTACAAGCAACAAATTGAAGATGCTTCAATAATCGTAAGCGATATTGAAACTACCAGTGTATCTCCTTACACTGGTACAATTCTCGGTATTGCTGTATCTACAAAACCACACCAAGGGCTTTATATCTCTTCTGAAATCGTTCTTAAGCATAAAAACTGGTTCTATACACAGTTTAAATCTAAAAAAGTTATCTTCCATAACGCAAAGTTCGATATCGGGTTCATGGCATATGAGTATGGATTCGAGTTCCCTGATTTCGAAGATACTATGTTATTACATTACTGCTTAGAAGAGGCTGTAGGTACTCACGGTCTAAAATCTCTTGCTCTACGCTTTACTGACCTAGGCGATTACGAAAGAGAACTAGATGAGTATAAGAAGACGTGGGCTAGAAAAAATAAAATCAAGCTAGAAGACTTTAACTACGGAATGTTACCTAGTGATATTCTGGCCCCTTATGCGTGTAAAGATGCTGACGCTACTTTCCAGCTATTTACTAAGTTTATGCCTCTGGTCGATAAAAGCCCAGAATTTACTAAACTGTACAGAGAAATTCTTATCCCAGCTACTTACGCTCTGCGTAAATTAGAAAAGAATGGTGGTCCAGTAGATAGGGCTCAAGTAGAGTGGTTATCTGAACAATACGCTATCGACGTTGAAGAATGTCTGGCTGAAATTGCTAACTCTGAGGCGGTTGCTCGATTTGAACGTATTCACGGTAAGATTTTTAACCCTAACTCTACAGCGCAGCTTAGAGAGCTATTCTTTAATATTCTAAATATTAAGCCAACTAAAAAGACAGAAACTGGCGCTTGGTCAGTGGATAAAGAAGTTCTTAAAGAAATGAACCATCCGTTAGCGGATGCTATTTTAGACCTTCGCGAAAAGTCAAAGATGGCTGGGACCTATATTTCTAATATCCGAAATGGTATTGACTTTGATGATAGACTAAGAAGTGGATTTAATATCCACGGTACTACGTCTGGTCGCCTGTCTTCTAGTGGTACTTTGAATTATCAAAATATTCCACGCGATAACAAGGATATTAAGAAGCTGTTCAAAGCAAGACCTGGTTATAAGATTGTTCAGTGCGACTTGGGTACTGCAGAAGTTTACTACGCAGCGGTATTAAGTAACGATAAGTTCCTACAACAAGCTTTCGTTGATAAGCTAGACTTCCACTCTTACGTCGCAAAGCAGATGTTTAATTTGCCTTGTGAGGTTTCAGAAGTTAAAAAGCTGTACCCTAATGAGCGTCAGTATGCTAAAGCTATTACCTTCGGTATCATGTATCAAGCCGGACCTGCTAAAATTGCGGAAACTGTTAATAAGGATGCTAAAGCTGGAGAAGAAATTAGCGTATCTCAAGCTAAGCAGTTTATTAACAAGTACTTTAACGAAGCTAAAGCTCTAAAACGCTTTATTGATGCCTCTAACGATCAAATTGAAAACTACGCTTATATCTATTCTTTCTTTGGTAGAAAACGTAGACTACCAGAAGCAAAAGCTCCTAATCCTGGCGTAGCTAAACATGCTATTCGTTCTGGTGTAAACTTCCTAGTACAGTCTGTAGCCTCAGATATTAACGTACTAGGATTGATTGATGCTATTCGGTGGATAGAAGAAAACAACTATGACGAGGTAATTAAACCTTTTACTGTTGTACACGACTCTATTGTATCTGAAGTACGCGAAGATCTAGTACCAACTTACGTAGAAAATGTCCGTAAAGCAATTCAGAAGGATAGAGGTCTGTCAATTCCTAATTGCCCTATTAAAGTAGATTTTGAAATAGGCGATAGTTGGGGTGAGCTAGACAGTGAAAAAGACTATTTTGCAAAAATATCGTAATATAGCTTATCCTATATTTACGACTAACACAAAACCTTATCGGCTGGAATACACAGTCGATAAGGTTTATTTAGTTACTAGTACGCAAAAACATCTGATTGATGATAAAAACTTTCAAGGTGATTACTTTGCAAGATTGTTACAAATAAAAAACAGATTTATATTCGATAATACCTCCAAAAACTTACAACAACTTCTACTAACAAAAGCCAAGTGGGGGATAGACAGTAAAGCCGTGCCTCACGACTTATCAAAGCTCTACGCAGTTCCAGCAGAAAAACGTAAGGTCCTAAAGATAGTAGACAGCTTAGTATGGATAAGAGGAATATCATATCCATTTGAAATAGCTACTGCAGAAAGTTTTAGTAATTTAGAAGAATTATATGTTACAATAATTCATGTAAACGGAGAATGGTTTATTAGAGAATTTTCGCACGATAAAGACTTAAAAAGACCTTATATTTATGTATGAGTAAAGTAAAAGTAGGCAGTATAGAAATATCAGATAAAATATATATTTCAAAAGAAGGGCTAGAAGATGCTTCTAGCCTAATTGCTGCTTATACTTACCATAATGGTGACGAGTTTCTGTCTACGTTAGAAGAGAACGATGATTACTTTATTGTACCTTCTAACTCGTATCATAAGCTAGAATGGGATAACCTAGTAGATAATAGAAACTTCGTTCATCTTGATTACAAACTCAATTTTAGCGGGGCTTTGAGAGTAGAGCAGCAAGAAGCCGTAAATAAGTTTTTTAAAGGTGATAGAGCAAGAAGTGGTTTACTACAAGCAAAACCTGGTTGGGGTAAGACTTTTGCAGCTTGTAACCTTATAGCTAGAAATAATAGTAAAACTTTGATATTAGTTCATACAGTTTTATTATTTGAGCAGTGGTTAGACGAGCTAAGTAAACAAATTCCAGATGTAACTGTAGGAAAAATAGGAGACGGTTTTTTCTCGATAGGCGACGTCACTGTTGCGATCTACAAAACAGCATATAATAACATAGAACAAATACGTGATGTATTTAGTACTCTTATTGTTGACGAGGCTCATAAGTGTCCTGCTGACATGTTTTCTACAGTAGTTAACAACGTAAACGCTAAAGTTAAGATTGGTATAACTGCAACTCCTAGACGCAAAGACGGTAAGCATGTATACTTAGAAGATTTCTTTTCACCTTACAAAGTAGTGGCCGAAGATTTAAGGGCGTTAGCAGTTCCGTCTGTAACTATCGTACCTACAGACTTTAAATTCAATATTATAGATCCTAAAAGAGATTGGTCTAGAGCCATGAATAAGCTGTGTTCGGACGTAGACTATCAAGAATTTATTGTTACTAAAGCAATCAGCTACATTAAACAAAATCGTTGCTTGCTTATTATAGGTGACAGAGTACAGATGCTAAAAGATTTACAAAAGAAAATACCAGACAGCATATGCGTAATAGGAGAGTCAGATAAAGTAGTTCGAGAAGACGCTTTAGCTAATTTAGGTAAAACCTACAAAGCTATTCTGACTACTAAACTATTTGATGAAGGCATTAGTTGTCATAGACTCGATACATTGTTTTTTACCTGCCCTAGTAATAATCCAGTACAATGGGAACAGCGTATAGGGCGTATTGAAAGACTTCACCCTGAAAAGCAGTTTCCACTAATAGTAGATTTTTGGTTATCTGGTAAAGTAGTTTCAAGACAACAACAAGCTAGAATAGCATGGTATCAGAGTCGTGGCTACAACATACTTTAATTGGTCTGAATTATGGCTATTAAGCAAAAAAGATCTTTCCTCAATAATTTGCTTGGCTTATGCTCAAACTATAGACTATAATGAATTATCAGCTAAGACGATGATGAATAGGTTAAAACTAAACCATATAGCGCCTGATCTATTTCATCGTAAGTTATTTACACAATATAAACACACGTTAGTATGTAACTATAAAACACGAGACCCTCAAAGTTATTTTACTAACACATCTTTCCTATATACTCAAGCATCCGCTAGATATAAAGCTGTATATCTAAAAGCTTTAGGTATGCGTAGATTAACTGAGACTAATAAATATATACCGCTAAAATATTTCCCTAATTTGCAGTATAATCCTTTTTTAGTTATAGAAGATAACAAGATATACTTTCCACTAGAGTCCTCGTAACTGAGGAAAACACCACTATGAACAGAGTTCACTTAAGGAGAAAACAATGGTAGCTTGGGACAAAGCTAAAGGCAAACAAAACACTGGAACCCAGAATAAAAGAGATATTGAGCGTGTAACGCTTGGTCTAGGAGATACAAAACTACGCTTAGTAGGAGACGTTCTACCTAGATATTGCTATTGGGTAGTAACAAAAGACGGTAAAAAAATGCCAGTCGAGTGCCTACAATTTGATAGAGATACGGAAAGCTTTAACGCTAGTATTAAAGATCCGTTTAAAGAAATTGACGCAGACGTATATGCAGAAAAACCACAATTTGCTTATGTTTGCAACGTTATTGATCGTAAAGACAATAAAGTAAAACTTCTTGATCTACGCTCTACTATCTATGCACAAATTGTAGACTATGCTACAAACCCAGAATACGGATCACCTGCTGACGCAGAAACAGGTTATGACCTAACCTTGAAAAAAGAAAAAACAGGACCACTACCACAAAACGTGAAATATACTGTTATTCCGGCCCGTAGTAGTAAAGCGCTGACAGACGAAGAACGCGCTCTAGAGCTATATGATCTTTCTAAGATCTTTAAGCGCCAAACTTATGATGAACAAAAACAGTGGTTACTTGAAAATACTACACTGTTTGCTTGTGCTGTTAGCGACGAATTTAAACCAGAAGGCGTTGACGACCTAGCATGAAGAAATCACTATCCGAACTAGCAAGTAAACCTGCTGCGGATACTACTGAAGCACCAAAACCTAAAAGCTTTGGTGCTTTTAAACAAATCAGTGGTACTGAGGCAGTAATTGATCTAGATATTCTTAGAAAATACAACGTGTTTTTCGCAACACCTTGCTACGGCGGAATGTTAACGGATCAATTCTTTTTAAGTATGTTTAGAATGTCCCAAGTGCTGATGCAACATGGGATTAACTTTCGAATTACTACTCTTAGAAATGAAAGTTTGATTTCAAGGGCTAGAAATATTCTAACAGCAATGTTTTTAGCTAGTGATTGTACCCATCTGATGTTTATTGACTCAGATATTGAGTTTCAACCAGAGGATATATTGCGTGCGCTAGCTTACGATAAACCTGTTATTGCTGGTGCGTATCCTAAAAAAGCACTACCAATCCAGTACGCAATTAACTTTAAGTTCATTAATCCTGAGACCAGACAGATTAGAGTAGAAAATGGAGCTGTAGAGGTTCTAGATGCGTCTACCGGTTTCTTCCTAATTAAGAGAGAAACTATTGAAAAGATGATCTTAGCCCATCCAGAGCTACATTATCGTAATGATTCTAATATTGATCCTAGCCTGAATAAGCACTGCTACGCCCTTTTCGATACGATGATCGATCCAGATGATAATCGTTATCTATCAGAAGATTATACTTTCTGTAGACGCTGGCAGAAAATGGGTGGAGAAATTTGGCTAGATCCTAATACAAAGCTTAACCACGTTGGTAGTTATACTTTTGAAGGTGATGTTTCTAAAATTATAGGCTAAAAACAATAAAGGCGGGAAGCAATTCCCGCCTTTCAAACTCCGTTTGTGCGCTACAATGCAATAGGCACAGATATCCCACCTAACAAATGTGTAACTCCGTTACACCTAATACTGTTAAAATAAGCTACCGCAGCTATACGCATCCTGCGTAGCGTTGTTCAATAGCTGTGAAATATTGTGCGGGCTGTGTTCGATTACGTATTACAGCTTGTAAACAAATAATAGCACAATTTTAGAAAAGAGTCCAAAACTATGATTAAAATACTTAGTTCAGCTGACTGGCATGTGAATTTACATCGCAAAAAGATACCAAAACACTGGCAAATGGATAGGTTCCAAAAACTATTCGCTAAGCTACTGCATTTGGAAGGTCAGTGTGATGTGCATGTTATTGCAGGAGATTTATTTGACAAAGAACCAGACCCAGATGAAATCTGCTTAGTTCTTTCGTATCTAAACTCTGTGCAAAAGCCAACACTAGTTATTCCAGGGAACCACGAAGCTACATCCAAAGGACGCACGTTCTGGGAACACTTTAAGCTAGAAAATACAATTAAAAACCCATTAGTACACATTTTTACTGAAAATTCTCGCATTGAGATTGCAGGACAAGGGTTCTGCTTATTTCCGTATGGATCAGTGCAGACAGACAATCTTCCTGCATATGTAGAAGGAGATATTCTTGTAACTCATATTCGTGGTGAAGTGCCGCCGCATATTACTGCTGAGTATGATTTTGAGCGGTTACGTCCTTGGAAACTTGTGTTGTTAGGAGATTTACACTTTAGACACCGTTACAAAGACTATCCAGTCTACTATCCTGGCTCTCCACTAAACACTACATTTGATCGTGATGATAAGCGAGAGTATGGAGTTGATATTATTACACTACGTAGTATTGATGATTATTCAGTAGACTTTGTTAATTTAGACCTTCCAAAGCTGTTACGTCGTACAGTATCTGTAGGTCAACCAATGGTTCAAGATCTTTATCATCATATTATTTATGAAGTAACTGGATCAATTGATGAGCTAGCAAAAATCAAAAAGACTGATATGCTAGACAAAAAGATGGTAGAGAAGCCAGCTACTGATGCTACTCTTGATCTTAAAAACAAAACTATCTATGAAGAACTAGAGATATGGCTTCAGCACGTTAAAATTGCGGATAAAGAAGCTGTACTACACGAGTTCAAGAAGTTAGGAATACAATGAGCGATATAGTACTTAAAAACTTACACTTCTCTAATATGTTTTCTTATGGCAGCGATAACCATATTGCTTTAAATAAGAATCGTATCACTCAGCTAACAGCAGCAAACGGATCAGGTAAGAGTTCTATAGCGCTGATTATCCAAGAACTGCTATACAGTAAGAACGTTAAGAGTATCAAAAAAGGCGATATTATAAATCGCTATATCTCCAACAAGAACTGGTCTGGTACACTAGAATTTAGTGTAGATTCGATAGATTACGAGCTAACTGTTAAGCGAACAGGCGCTTCTACGAAAGTAGAACTGCTAAAAGCTGGTGTAGATATCTCAGAACATAAAGTAGTAGATACTTATAAAAAGATTCAAGATATTTTAGGCTTAGATTTTGAGATATTCTCACAAATTACTTATCAGTCTTCTGTTGATTTGTTAGACTTCTTAAAAGCTACAGACACAAATCGTAAAAAGTTCTTAATTAACCTGTTTAATTTAGAAAAATATATAACAATAGGCGAACGAGTAAAAACTCGAAGTAGTGAACTAGATAAAGAGATAGTAAAACTACAAGGTGAGCTGAAGTCTATTGAAGACTTCTTAAGTAATGCTGTTATACCAGAACCTATGTATTTTCAGCCAGAGATTGAGATAGATACATCTTTAGCTGTTCGTATAGCAGAAATCGACAACGAGCTTCAGAATATTAATGCTACCTGTAAACGCATTGATAAAAATAATATGTATATCACAGAGCGTGATAATCTAGCTTTTGACTTAGCTATGCAAGAGCCTACGCCTTTTGCTTATACTAATGAATATCAAGCGTTGAAGTTTGATTTAACTCGTTTAAATGCTGACATTGCTAAGCTGCAAGAAGAGCATGATAAAGTAAAGATCAATGATAAGTGTCCAGCTTGCGGTCAGCTTATTGATAACTCTCACCAAGTGCATATTCAACGTGAGTTACAAGAAAAGATTAGAAAAGCAAAAGAGCTTTATAATCAAAGCCTTGAGACTGCTAAAGCCTGGAGTAAAGAATTAACTGATTATCAAGCAGCGCTTAAAGCGTTCAAGCTAAATCAGGACGCTATTCATAGGTTTGAACAGCTAACGCAGCTAATAGATAACGATCTTCCAGTATCTTACCCTGACTATGCGGCGCTTACTAAAGAAAAAGCTGAGTTAAAATCTAAGCTAGATACACAGAGTCAGTTTATTAAAGAAGTAACTGACCACAATAAGCGTGTTAGCGCTCACAACGCTAAGATCGAAGCTCTAAAAGAGCAAAAATCTGATTTTACAATTAGACAAGAGAGCGTTAAATCAGATATACTAACTAAGTCGTCAGAAGCTAATGCGTTAAACGTATTGAAAAAAGCGTTTAGTCCTTCTGGAATCGTTGCTTTTAAGTTAGAAAGTCTAACTAAAGAGCTAGAAACGACAATTAATTACTATCTATCAATACTAAGTGACGGACAGTTTCAAGTAGAATTTTCTTTAGATAAAGAAAAGCTTAATATCAACGTTATTAACAACGGAATAGCGGCACCTATTGAAACTATGTCTGGTGGTGAGTTCAGTAGAATCCAAACTTCTATTTTATTAGCAATCAGAAACCTGCTATCCAAACTTGGAGGAAGCAGTATAAATCTTTTATTCCTAGACGAAATTACAGGCGTGCTAGACGATGAAGGAAAAGAAAAGCTTATAGAAGTATTGCAGAAAGAAGATAATTTAAACGTATTCTTAATTTCTCATGACTTCACACATCCGATAATAGACAAAATATCCATTACTAAGAGTGATAATATTAGCTCTATACAAGGCTGAGGCACTATATAGAGATTTTTATGCGTAAGGAGCACAAATGTTAACAATTGGTAAACACCCAATTCTATTTCAATTCAAAAAAGACTTCAAAGAGAGACTACTTAATACACCAGTAGATTGGGGGTATGGCGGTCTATCCGCTTTTACATACTATCGTACTTACTCCCGTAAAAAAGCAAACGGAAAACTAGAGACTTGGCAAGAATGCGTTGTTCGTGTTATTGAAGGCATGTTCTCAATTCTAAAAACACACGCTATTACATCTGAGCATACTTGGAATGAAAAGCGTGCCCATAAGCTAGCAGAAGAAGCTGCAGAGCGTCTATTAGCTTTTAAGTGGACTCCGCCAGGTCGCGGTTTGTGGATGATGGGTACACCGTTCGTATATGAAAAAGGTGGAGCCTGTCTAAATAACTGTGGTTTCGTATCAACTGAAAACATTGATGCTGAAATGTCAAAACCATTCGCGTTCCTTATGGATATGAGCATGGTTGGCGTAGGTATCGGATTTGATACTAAAGGCGCTGGTAAAGTAGCTGCTTATGTACCTGAAGGCGACATTGAAGTTATTACAGTAGAAGATAGCCGTGAAGGCTGGGTCGAACTAATTTCTTGCTTAATCGACTCTTATCTCGAAGAGGGTTCAAACCCAGTCGAGCCTGATACTAGCTTAGTACGCGCATACGGAGAGCCTATCAAAGGTTTTGGCGGAGTTGCTTCTGGCCCAGAACCTCTTGTACAAGGTTTCTATGGAATTAAAGATATTCTAGAAAAGCGTGCTCGTAGCGAGAACCCACTACTAACATCTACAGATATTACTGATATTATGAATATCATTGGTAAGATTGTAGTAGCCGGTAACGTTCGTCGTACAGCAGAAATTGCTTTTGCTGAGGCAGATGACGAAGAATTTGCTAATATGAAAAACTGGGAGCTCTACGGAGTAGAGACAGGCTCTATCGCTCCTCCAGAACTAAAAGAAGTAAGTGAAGAGCTATATAACGAGTATAACAACAACTGGGATGCTCGTTCTCGTATTGCAAAGCAGTTTGCTGAAGAAAAATGGTCTTATAAGTTTGGTGGATGGCGTTGGGCTTCTAACAACTCTATCTTTGCTAAACTAGGCATGGATTACACTAAAGTATCTGAAAAAGTAGCTACTAACGGCGAGCCAGGATTTGCATGGCTAGAAAACATGCAAGCTTATGGCAGAATGAAAGACCCTGCTGACTGGAAAGATCATCGTGTACGCGGCGGAAACCCGTGTTTAGAACAATCTCTAGAGCCGTATGAGCTATGCTGCTTAGTAGAATCATTCCCAGCTAAACACGCAGATTATTGGGACTATCAGCGTACACTTAAATTTGCTTATCTGTATGCAAAAGCAGTTACTCTTGTGCCTACACACTGGAGAGAGACTAATGACGTTATTAAACGTAATAGACGTATTGGTACTTCTCAGAGCGGTATCCAAGAAGCTATGTTAAAGTTTGGACGCAGAGAATACCTAGAAAAGTTTTGTGATCAGGCTTATAGCTATATTAACTATCTAGATAAAAAGTACAGTGAATGGCTTGGTGTACCACTGTCTATTAAGAAGACTAGTGTAAAACCGAGCGGTACTGTATCTCTAGTAGCGGGCTCTCTACCAGGTATTCACTATGCAGTAGCAGAAAGTTACTACCGTCTAATTAGAGTGGCAAATACATCTAACTTACTACCTATCCTACGAGCAGCAAACTACAGAATTGAAGACTCTATCACTGATCCTCTAAAGACTAGTGTAGTCTATTTCCCAGTAGTTCATGCTCCTGGTACCATTAGTAATAAAGACGTATCTATCTGGGAACAGTTTGCAAACGCAGTAGACCTGCAGCATTACTGGGCAGATAATCAGGTATCTATTACTATTAACTTCCAAGCGCACGAAAAGAATCAGATCGCAAGAGCACTAAGCTGTTTCGATACTCGACTAAAAGGTGTTAGCTTACTACCTCTAGCTGATCACGGGTATGCACAAGCTCCGTACACTCATGCTCCTAGAGAGGAAGTATTAGCATACGCAAAAACACTATTACCACTAGATTTTAGCAGCCTAACTAGTGAAGGTGAAAACGCAGATGCTAATAAATTCTGTGACGGCGACGCTTGCTTGATCTAAGAAGCCCTTGTGTAAAACTTTGCAGACTCCAAAACGGAGTCTGCATCGGCTGCTACAGAACACAAGAAGAACTTAGAGAGTGGTATTATGGTGATACCGATACAAAGCTACGAATATTACAAAATGTAAAAGATAGGAAAAACAGTATGACAGATAAACTATATGTACAAAAACTAAGAGATGAAGCCATTCTACCAACTCGTGGAAGTGTAGATGCTGCAGGACTTGATCTATATGCAGTAGGCGATCACGATATTAAAGTAAACGAACGTAAACTAATACCAACAGGTATTGCACTAGCAACCCCACGTGGAACATATGTTAGAATAGCTCCGCGATCCGGCCTTGCTCTGAAACACGGAGTCGACGTATTGGCAGGAGTAGTAGATGCAGATTACCGTGGACAAATAGGCGTTGTATTAATTAACCTAGGTAATGAAACTTTTACTATTAAGCATGGAGATAGAATTGCTCAAGCTATTGTAGAAATAATTGCTATGCCAGAAGTAGTAGAAGTTGCTTCTCTAGAAGAAACCGAACGTGGAGAAGCTGGTTACGGTTCTACAGGAGTATAAAATGCAAGCTATAGTATGGTCGACAGAGACATGCAGTTACTGCAAACAAGCTAAAACCCTATTAAACTCAAAAAATATTCCTTTTGAAGAAAGAATGATAGGCAGAGAGTGGACCAAAGAACAACTTCTGGTTGAAGTACCCAATGCACGTACTGTTCCTCAAATTTTTATTGATGGAAATTACGTAGGAGGTTATACTGATTTAGTAAGCTACCTATCAGGCTTATAAGAAGGAATATTAATGACTAGAAATACAGCTAAACAAAAACCTAGAGTAGTAACCGAAAATGGGTTACGTAAACTAAGAATTGACGATCTATTAACATTTGAGCCTATTACGGAAAACCAGCAAAAAGCAAAAAAAGCCTACAACCGTAATAAGAATCTTATGCTTAAAGGGTATCCAGGTACTGGAAAAACGTTCCTAGCCCTGCTATTTGCCCTTCAAGAGGTTTTAGACCCCTCTTCTGACTATGAACGCGTTGCTATAATTCGTTCAGTAGTACCTACAAGAGATATCGGCTTCCTAAAGGGAGACGACAAGGAAAAAGTAGCTGTATATGAGACTCCTTACAGAGACATCTGTGAGGAGCTTTTTAATATAAAAGGCGCTTATGATTGCTTAAAAGCTCAAGGAACTATAATTTTTGATACAACGTCGTTTATTCGTGGAAGAAGTTTACACCGCACTATCTTTATAGTAGATGAGTGTGAAAATCTTAATTTCCATGAGTTAGACAGTGTTATAACACGTGTGGGCAATTATAGTAAAATAATATATTGCGGTGATCACGGCCAAACAGACTTTACTAAAGAAGGTGACAAAATTGGTCTTACTAACTTTAGTAAAATTCTAAAAGAAATGGGAGAGTTTATCTTTGTCGATTTCGGAGTAGATGATATTGTTAGAAGTCCTTTAGTAAAATCATATATTCT